ATGAGAATCCTTTCAATCCGCGCCTTAACGGGCACGGGCGCTTTAGCGCGTTTTGATTTAGAGCTTAATGAGCACGTCCGCTTGTTCGGGCTGCTACTGAAAAAATTCCCTGACGGACGCTATCGGACGCATGCGCCGAACTCTTGCGGCAAGCACGTCGCGTCATTCCATCCAGTCATTGCTAGTCAGATCACGGACGCAGCTGTAGCTGCCCTTTCGGAGCGTACAGCCCATGAACACCGATAAACACGCGCCCGATTCCCTTAAGTATCAGTGGCATTTGTATGGTCTTGTAGTTCGCTCTGATTGGGCGACCAGTCTTGATAAGTCGATCGCCTACGAGATCGTCGACAACTACTATTCCAAGTTTGGGAACAGCCGCACCAGCCTTAGTTTTCTTCAAAAGGCTACAGGAGCTACCCGACCTAGCATCATCGCTTCGACCCGCAGACTGGTAGAGAATGGACCCTTCAGCGTGGAGCGCCAAGGCAAAGGCACACGGCCAACTGAATATAAGCTTCTCTTCGATTTAGCGGCGAAAAAGCCTAGTGGTATTGCTGACGATACTACTAGCATTGATTCACCTAGTGGTATTGCGTGCGATACTACCGCTAGTATTGCTGACGATACCACTACGGCCTCTAGTAGTATTGCGTGCGATACCCAAACCGACCTACAGGAACCGGCCTACAAGGCCGAGTTACGAGTAGGTAGGAACATAGATACCCATGATGCCTTGCCTTTGGCTGGGCTTGCGCCCGCCCAGGCAGGCACACGGGACCCGGAAGAGAAGAAAATGCCATTCGATAGATTCTGGCAAAGCTTTCCGAGGAAATATCAAAAGCCCAAGGCGCGTGCTGCATGGAACAAGCTGAACCCCAGCCAAGAACTTGCCGAACGCATCATTAAAGCGGCTGGCCTGTGGGCAGCACACTATGAAGCAAACCCCGTAGAGAAGAGGTGGATGCCCAGTCCTGCCAACTGGCTCGTGGGTGAGCGCTATGACGAAGACTTGCCAGATGTTTACGAGGATCCAAAAGAGCGGGCCATTGTTAAGGCGAAGGATAGGCCTGCAAAAGACAAGCCCTATGCTCACTCAGTGGTGAAAAACGGCATCAACGAAATGTACATTGTCGGGGTCAGGGAGGAAGGTACATATATGTCTGACGTGCATCGGGTAACGCTAGACCTCGAATATACTGAAACAGGAGAAACCCTCACACACGAGCTGCTTATTCAAGATATCAACGGGCCAGCCAGTGGCCAACCTGGATGGATAGCTCTTAACAAGGCCGTCGACTGGAAGTTCAACATTGCGGAAATAAAGGGGCTACCAGTAAAGGTTGCAAATATGTCTGCTGGTACGATCGGATTCTCGAAGTCGTTCCTGCCTCCCAAGGAAGAGATTGTTGAAGTTGCGATAGTCGGTGCATCGGCATCTCCAGTCGAGCCAGAGTCTGAAGAAGAGTGCCTCGAAATTAAAATGATGACAGATGACGACGTTGCTATCGAGTGGTTTGCGATGCTGAAATCTAATGACAAGGAAGAGCAAGTGGAGGATCAGCGCAGGATTGCGTGCCTACTCAAGGCTGTTGGTGTCACAGGTGTTGATGATGAGCGTGAACTAATCGGCAAGCGTATGACAATCGTAAAGCAGGGCAAGGGTGTGAAAGAGTTCGTGCCTTATCCAGATATTGTAAAGCAGGCAGCATGAACAAAGACGCCCCGGCGATGAAACCGGGGCGGGTATTGCTTACGAAGGCAGCATGTGAAGTTCTGCCGTGAATGGAACGCCGGGCGCTTGAGGAGATGTACCAGTGCAATTGATATTGCTCTGACCATCGTAGGTACCGACAATATCAATAGTTACGCGGTCCTTACCAAACACCGACAGAGTGCCAGTGTCACTGTGACGGTCTATATGGACCTGCGCTTGCATCCTTCCACCCTCGGCGCGGTAAATGCCGATGTAGTAGATACCAGAGTCTCCACCAAACATTTTTCCGTCTTGGGCAAAAACAACGCCTGCCCCCATACCACCCTGAGGCGTATGGAATTCTACTTTATACAAACCATTCTGCATTTCAAAAGTCCGTTGTGCTTGAGTTTAACACTTCTGAGCGCTACACCGGACTTGCTACAGTAAGGATTCGCGATTTCTTTTGTCGAGACGGCAGCACGAAACCGCAGAAACTCCAGAAATAAGAAGGCAGCCATGAACCATTTCTTGGCTGCCTTTTTATATCGCATGAATCATAGTTCGGTTGCAATATGTTGTGAGAACAAACAGTGATTGCACCCCATATCTTGTGCCTTTTGTGGATGTCGGGGATAACTTATTCATGCCATTCAATTGACACGACGCCGCGAGTCACTTTTATTGGTGTTGATACTCTGTTTAGTGTTTGACCTTCTAATACCTACCAGCAATACTAGCTCAATTGAGCAGGACGGTTCTCGAACCTTCCCAAATCACCGCGGCACAGACCGCCCGTCACATCGACGCATGAAACCCCGGCCAACAGGCCAACCCCAAATTCCAGACATACACAGCGCCACGACTCCGCATCTTCACGAGTGTCGTTTGTGCGCTTTCACCGAAGGAGAACCGCCAACATGAATACTCGCCAATGACAGCTTATAGATATCGCGGAGGCGCGCGCCTCGTAACATGGCTTTTGAAGCTAGACCCGGACGCGGGAACAGTCCTGCGCCAATATGGTAAGCCATCCAACGACAATCACCAGACATTCGAACGTGAAACCGACGTAGACGGAGAAACGCCAGCCAATCCGTCTATTGAATACCTGCACAGCATTAAGCCCGAAGCTGATTATATGGTTTCGCAGATGTATCGAACTCGGGCTACCAACACAGTTCCACGCAAGCGCGCCCTAAGGAACTCCAAACCTTCCGCATGGGTTGCCTATGAATATCTTCAGCAACCCCGCAGTGATACCGCGGTCATTGGTGATCTCGTATTCCGCGCGGGTGTGCTTGTGCAGTACGCTACAACGGCTAGCGGCAGACCTATCGAACCTAAGATCGAGGCGAACAAGCCACGTGGTGGCAAGACAGCAAAGCGCATCGTCAAACTTCCCTCTTCAGATGCAGAGCGCAATCCGCGCAAGCTTGGATACCTTGAGCTACGTGGCGTGCCTGTTGAACATCGGGCGGTGGCTGTGCGCGCTGCACCTGTCGGAATGCCCAACACGCCTCCGGCAGAGTCACATTCCCCCGAAGATGAGGCAGCTATGGCGCGGGCATTGGTGAACGCAAGGGTACTCGCCGCAGCCTATGCGAACACGCGTGTTCTACCAGCCGTCCAAAAACTCCCTACAGTTATTGCCAAGGGGGCGGTATGGCTTGGTGGCGTGGTTAACTCGAAGCAAACCTCATCAAGGGGCGCAATACCATTAGTTCAGCAATACGAAAAACCAGAGTTGCCTGAAGCCGAGGCGCGCATATTGGAAGAGGCACTATCAAACGCTACGTTTGCCGATATTGGCACACGACTTGGCTACAAAGGCAGGTATGCCGATAGGGCTGGCAAGCATGCCTTCCTGCGCGCCGTCGACACACTCATGGCAGCAAACGACAATTTTGCAGAATTATTGAAAAAGTCTGCTTAAAAACCTGACTTTCTCGGAACTCACCACCCTATATATATAGGGTGCAAGAGAAGACGCACTGCAAAAATTACAGGTCTAATGTTACAAACCGTGCCGCCTGAGCGCGTATATAGTAGAGCATGAATTCAAGGTCGCTTCGGCGGCCTTTTTCTTTGCGCGCGTCCTTGGCGGTTCGCGTTGACCACCTTAACGGGTGGTCTTTTTCTTTTCAGTGTGACCGCGGATGTACCGGCACACTTTAAAATCGGCGTCGCGCACAACGCTGATCCGGCTATGAGCGCAGTTGAGTGGCGGCATTCATCTGCGCTCGCTTGGCCATCACTGCGTTTTTTTGAACGCTCATCTTTAATTCGTAAAAATAGGAGGCGCCCGGATGCGAAAGTCTTCCGTCGTCGAGATTCTGGCGCGCCGTCTTGGGCGGGGTGCTGGACGTATAGAAGCAATTGCACAGCGACTTGCGGAAGCAGGGATGGTGTCCCGTGCGGAGGGGAGTAAACGCTACCCACCTGATCTAGACAACATCGAAATGCTCACAATTGTACTCGCAACGCTAGCGGACAACGGGCTCGGTCATGTCAGACAGTCAGTCGAAACATTTGGCACACTTCAAAATGAGCACGGCCAACATTTCAGCGACGTGCTGTCTGACCTTCTATTCGGCCCGCCTGCGGATATTGGGCACGTCATAATTCGCCATGACCCTGCAGGCGTGTCCGCTGTAATCAATGGCAATCACACGGTCTTTGGAGCGGAAGCTCCAGCAAAAACCGCCGCGAAAGCGTCGATCGTGCCGGGATATGCCCTCGTCGCCATTGCAGCAGAACTTCAAGGCCAGCCTCCAGCACAGGCAGAGTCGATGATCGAATTGGCCCGCTTGCAAAGAGCATTTCGATAAGGAACCAAATGACAAATCTACCAAAAGGTCTGTACCCGCTCCCCGCAGGCCAAGACGTTTCTATTTTCTTCTCAGAGGATACGAAACTCACTAAAAGCGAACAACGCGAACGAGCGTTCTTCATCATCAACGAATTCATTGCGCAACAGGATGCCGGTGACAATGATAGTGCGGCGCTGGAGAAATTGGCGTCTCTGCTCGGCACATCCAATCCTAAAGGCAGCACTACTAGGCATCCAGCCGAGCGAGAGGCTGCACGTATAGATGCGCGCTGGAACACTCGCCGTGCCTGTAGGGCTGCAATCGAAGCAGGCTACCGGCCTTAAACGCCCCAATCACAACAAAAACTACACAACCGGCCCATAGGGCCGAAAGGTACATCTATGACTCAATTAGCTACCCAAATTGGCGAAATCGCCACTGCTATCGAATCCTTCAAATCCGAGTACAACAGTCGTCTATTCGGTCTTGAACAGCGCGCCGCCCGCGAGAAAGATATGTCTGGCGAAGATGTCGGCACATCTCTCGGCGAGCTTGTCGCAAACCACGACGAGATCAAAAACATTACCTCTAGTTTCCGCGGCAAATCCCTTATTCAATTAGAGAGAGCGGCGCTCACATCGGCTAATACTACGGTTGGTGCGGGACGTTCTGCAGGTACTTCTCTGGTGCAAGCTGATCGTCGCCCCGGTATCGTCGCACCTCCAGAGCGTCGATTCACGATTCGTGATTTGATTCCGAGCACTTCTACGACTTCGAACTCAATTGAATATCCAAAAGAGACCGGCTTTACCAACAATGCTGCACCAGTTGCTGAAGGTGCGCAGAAGCCCTACTCGGACATCACGTTCGATCTCGTGACTTCTCCAGTCCGCACGCTCGCCCATCTCTTTAAGGCCAGCCGACAGATTATGGATGATACTCCAGCGCTTGCGGGTTACATCAATACACGTGGCCAATACGGCTTGAAGCTTGTTGAAGAAACCCAGCTGTTGAACGGCAACAATACGGGTCAGAACCTCAACGGTATCATCCCGCAGGCCAGCGCATATGAAACTTCGCGCACGGCTTCAGGCGACACAGAACTAGATATTCTGCTTCACGCCATCAGCCAGGCCGAAGAGGCAGAGCTACCTGCATCTGGTATAGTGCTCTCTGTGCGCGATTGGCGCCGTATTCTCGGCATAAAAGACTTGGGTGGTAACTACTTGTCGGATGGCCCGTTCGGCACCACTGCACCACGTATTTGGGACCTCCCAGTAATTCCAAGCATGGCAATGCCTGTTGGTAACTTCCTGCTAGGCGGCTTCGAAACGGGTGCGGAAATCTTTGATCGGCTCGAAATCGAATTTCTTATCTCGAGTGAGAATTCCGACGATTTTGAGAAGAACCTCATAACTGCGAGAATAGAGGAACGTCTCGCCCTTGCCGTCTATAGGCCGGAAGCTTTCGTCAAAGGCTCGCTTGTAGTCGCGTAAACAATCAGGCGGGTAGTTGGGAAGGCTCGCTCGGTCGCAGTTGGATGAAGGCCCGCCATTTACTCCTTTCCTTCATCCGACATGAGCACAGCACCGCGTGGGTCCCCTCGGCTTCGGCCTTGCACGCGGTGCATCGTTCACGCAGGGGTGCCACCGAAGTCGGCAACACCTCCGGCATAGGACCGGTGTGGCTGCTTTCCGCGCATTTCCACACATCAAACTATGGGGGCAGACTTTTATGGCACCACCACGAAAACCACTTGCCTTAGCCCATCTATCCGGCGCAGTTAGCAAGAATCCACAGCGTTACCGCAACCGAACAGAGGCAAAACTCGGTGAGCCTTTAGGGGCACCACCAAAATGGTTGAAACCCGAAGCAAGGGAAGCATGGAAGGAACTTGATGCGCGCTTACCTTGGCTGGATAAAAGCCACCGCTGCATTGTCGGATTGGCGTGCTACCTACAGGCAAAGGTGCGAGACGGCACACTCGGTGTCCCAGGGATGAACCTGTTGCGCCAGATTCTGGGGCAGCTTGGCGCTACACCAGTGAGCGCTGGCAAGATCAATTGGTCGCCTCAGGTCGACGACCCTGATGATGAGTTGTTTCGGCGCTCATAGCTAGTCAGAGCAACTCGCAATTAGTTCTGCGAAACTTCGACTCTGCTAGATTCTTCCAAAGTCCAGAGTCGATCGGTTTGCCATCTTGTGCAATCCGGACCTCCTTACCACTATTGTCAGAAGCGGTCATCCATATGACCCCAAGTGCGAAATCTGTACTTGGGCCAGACATGTTAAAGCTGAACCCCCAAGGAACGATGGAATTAGCGTCTTTTCCCTCAACTTTATTTTGCTTAACAGCATCAATGAATATCTTACCCAGATCATAGCCCATCTTGAAAAGACGCTCATGTTCCTCTTTCAACTCGGCAGTGGAAGCTAGCGCTGCGCATTCAAAAGCCGACCAAGAACGCTTTGCCATCTGTGCGTATTCTTTCGAGCTTTGCGACCAAGCAGACGTGTTCATCAAAGCTAACGATACTAAGCAAATAATTATTCTCATTTCATTCCCCCTCAATGCGTCATCGGCATAGCAGTCGTGCAGTCGTTCGTCGATACGCGCTCAACGTAACCCGCCCTAGCGCGGGCTTTTTACTATGGAGAATCCATGGACAACGACCACAGTTACGCCCGCATCACTCAGCCTTTTGGCGACGGCAACTACGACTTTCAATTCGGCTGGCCGGAAGCGCTCGAATGGGAAGCTAAATATAGCCGTAGCCTGTTCGGAACGTTCAATCGCATGCATCGCGAAGGCATTTATCTGATTGGTGATATCAAAGAAATTGTACGGCTCGCCCTGGTTGGCGGCGGCACCAAGCCTGTTGATGCTCTACGTCTTGTTGAGCGATACGTCGAGAAGCGTCCACTGACGGAAAACATGGCTCTTTCCTTGATGATCCTCGAAGCTTCGTTCTTCGGTAACGATACCCCGGCTGTTGTGCCCGTCGATGGCTAACGACGGCGGCCTGGCACGTATCCAGCGCAAAATGCTTGCAATCGTCAAGGCAGGCGAGATCGCCGCTTATGACGCCATGGAAGTCGGCGCCGAAGAGATTGTAACCATGATGCGCAATCTCGTCGCTGTAGATGATGGAGACTTGAAAGCAAGCATTGGCTGGACGTGGGGCAAAGCTCCCAAGGGCGCAATGGTTATCGGCAAGGTCAAACCTGCCAGTGGCAACGCAACCATCACGATATTCGCTGGCAACGCCAAAGCTTACTACGCGCGCTTCGTTGAGTTTGGCACGGCTCCCCATTTGAACGGTGGCCGGTTTGCTGGGTCAAAAAATCCAGGAACATCGAAGCAACCCTTTTTCTACGTGTCGTATCGGGCCAATCGGAAGCGCGTAACGCGACGGGTCAATACGGCAGTTCGCAAGGCGGTCAGGAAGGTATGGAATGGCAACGGATGAAGAAAAGCTTCTGCTCTCAATAGAGGCGCGTACAGCGCTTCTAGAGCGGCAGATGAAAAATGCCTCAAAGGTAACGGGACGCGAATTTAAAGGCATGCAGAGGCAGGCCGAGTCCGCTGCGGCAAAAATGAATGCTGCCTTTTCCAAAGTTGGCCGCGCCGGTGGATTTTTGGCTGGTGGTTTCGTGGGAGCGGCTGCACTGAAGAGCGCTTCGTCACTGATCGACAGCAGTATCAAAATCGAAAATTCATTGAAGTCCGCTGGTCTGGCTGGTGAAGACCTAACGAACGTTTACGATCAACTTTTTGCAGCCGCGCAGCGTAATGCAGTGCCTATTGGCGACCTTGCAACCCTGTATGGACGTGCATCACTTGCTGCGAAAGATTTGGGAGTTAACCAGGGGCAACTGGTCAAATTCACCGACAATGTCGCCTTGGCTCTTCGTGCCGGCGGTCAGTCGGCATCCGAATCCGCAGGCGCCTTGCTTCAGCTAGGGCAGGCCATCGGCGGCACCAAAATTCAGGCCGAAGAGTACGGGAGCTTGATCGACGGCGCTCCTGCTCTTTTGCAAGCTGTTGCAGCCGGTATGAAAGAGACAGGCGGTTCTGTCGGAGCGCTGACCCGGCTGGTGAAGGACGGAAAAGTCTCATCAAAAGCGTTTTTTGACGCGTTTGCGGCCGGTGCACCAATCTTGCAAGAAAAGGTTGCTGGAGCAGAGCAAACAGTATCGTCAGGCTTCGTTCGGCTGTTTAATGTGCTCACGGATGTTGCCGGTCGTTTCAACAAATCTTCAACGGCTGCCAAAACCTTTGGCGGTGCCATGGATGAGATCGCCACCGAAATATCGTCGCTCAACTTCGAGACGTTCATTGGCAACATCAATGCCATTGTAACGGCATTCAAAGAGGCTCAGCAGGCGGGCCAAAATTTCTTTACCGAGGCAGGACATTGGACTGGCCTTGATAATATTGGCAAGTTCCTGGCTGGACCAACGGGCGAGCGTAGTTTCCTGGGCGGTGCAATCGGTATCAAGTCGACCGCCACACCTGAAAGACAAGCACTTGATATCTCCAACAAACGCCTGGAGATCGAAAAGAAGATCAGCGATCTTCAGAACAGTCCACTCAAAAACAGCCCGCTGGTGAAGCGGGATATTGGCCAGTATCAGGCGCAGTTGCTGCAGTATCCAGAGCAAGCCAAGCCCGCCTTCAAGATGCCGAGCAGGCCATTTACGCCGACGCCGATCCTGCCTGAAAAGGTTGTGCCCGTTTCGCTGGCGGACTATCCAGTGGATCCGACTAAGACACCAAAGACACCGAAAGCTAAGGCGGCACCGCGGACCGCTGACAGTCGAATCACTGATGACATACAAGCCATCCGTGATCGTACAGAAGCGCTGAAAGTTGAACTGGGGCTCGTTGGACAGTCCTATGAGGCGCAAGAAAAGCGTCGCATGTCCCTGGACCTAGAACAGGCTGCGCTGGCTGATTTGAAGGAAGAGGCCCGCAAAAAAGGCCAAACGGACCTCGACAGCATAAAACTGTCACCAGAACACATTTCGCAAATCGACGCTGTATCGACTGCGTACGCAAGACAGGCTGATGAATTGCGTAGGGTGCAGGATTCTCAGGAACGCGCCGAGCAAGCGTCATCTGAGTTCTATGACACGTTCAAGTCAGGCGCGATGGATGCCCTTACAGGTGCCGCAAGCCTGTCAGACGCCTTGAGCAACCTGGCGAAGAAGCTAGGCGACCTTCTTTTGAACTCTGCCTTTGATGCGTTGTTCAAGCCTGCTAGTGGCGGCAGCGGAGGTGGCGCATTCGGCGGAATATTTGGTGCCATCGGCAAGATTGTTGGCTACGCCAAGGGCACAAATAATGCTCCAGGTGGTCTATCTGTTGTGGGTGAAAAAGGCCCGGAACTGATGAACGTCCCAAAGGGCGCTCAGATTATTCCAAACCATAAATTGCGTGCGCCAAGTATGCCTTCTTTGAAGGCGGGTGGTGTCTCTGGCGGTGCTGGAACCTTCACCTACGCTCCGGTTATCGACAATCGTGGTGCTTCGGCTGAGGCAGTTTCACGTCTTGAAATGGCTTTAGCCAAAGATAGGGCTTCATTCGAAGCTAACACCATCAAGGCTATCCGCAAGGCCAATAAGACAAATACGAGATTGAATTAAAGCAAGGAAACCTATGAAAATTCATCACGACGCACCCGCTCGATTTTCGGCAACTTTGGAAGTCACAAGCGGCAATACATTCCGCCCGTGGCTTGGTGATACCGGGCCCGGTTCGTCGCTTAATGTGCAGGTTATTCATTTCGCAATAGGGAGTTGGTTCTAGTTGGATGGTGAGGCCTGACACTACTGCTTAGGGTGTAGCATCAGGCCTCGTGCTGACGGGGATCAGCAGAGAGCGATACGCAGCGGTGGTGTGGTTGGATCAATGGTCCCGGTGCGCACCCTACCCATAGTACCAACCAAAGTAGAGTGATGTTCCCGCAATTATGATGAACACGATTACATACGGCCATATCCGTGTCATGTACGGATCATAGTCGGTGTCATTGTCGTTATCGTTCGAGAGCGGCATGTCGGTCTCGCTTTACTTGACATTTCTGCCAGATAGATTCGACAGATAATTCAAATCAACAACAAAGCAGTACGGCACAGTGCAGCAATTGGATCAAATCAATTGGTCACATTACCAGTATTCGCCCTCGAACCATATTCCCTGTCCAATGCCGTTGGAAATCCCAAAAACAATGCCCTTCTCTTCTAAAGCGGCAACAAGGGCAGACACATCTGCTTCTGGACCAAAAATAACCCCTGAATAGGATTCAATTTCGATAAGAGAAAGTACTTCTATTTTTGCGAGGTTAGCTAGATCGATTTGGCCCAAATCTAGAACTACCCGTGCTGCAGCTATCTGGTGGCCTGTTATCGGGTCCATGGTGCCGTCCCTCTGCTCGACGCTCGCCAAGCGACGAGGGAACGCAATTGCAATTATAGTATGAGCCCGCCTGCAAACTACTCAGAACAAAACGCACCGGGCCATTATTGCTGACAATAGGTCAGGCACAGGCAGGGTGCGCGCAGTTGGTTAAGGGATGGTGAAGGTGCACTTGTTAGACCCCGTAGTATGTTCTACATGAACTGAAGTGGCAGCGTGGTGGAAGCATGAGAAGACATTACATTAGCACACCGACGCAATGACCATCAGGAATGTCATTACGCGACCATCAGGAATATCATCGCAACTAATTGTTCAACTAGGTGTTGAATAATTAAGTTATGCATGCCATGTGTATGACACACACGCGCACATTAACATCTAGCATGAAGGGAGAGCGTGATGGTTTATAGCACAACTGCGTTCACTCGCACAGCTAATGCTACACGTGAAGCGACAGGTAATGATACCAGGTTCCAAGCACGTCCAACAAGCAAGAAGACGGATTATGCTGCCTTCACTAAGGACGTGATTAAGCGATTTCCTAAGGTGATCGCAGAACTTGCCAAATGAACCTAGGTGGCTGCCTTTAGAGGCGGTATTAGAAATCAACGAAGCTCACGTCGCTGATTCAGGAGAGTATCACGCTCTCCTGTCTCAGGCTAAGCTTGAAGGCGCATTGATGCGTCCTCAGAACATTTACCATTACAATGATGAATACAACGTAGTCACACTTAGCGTGACCCTAATGTTCGCTATCGCGGAGGCGCACGCCTTTGAGCAGGGAAACAAACGGACCGGATTCACATCGGGACTAGCGTTTCTAAGCGACAACGGTTTCAACTACGTGGGCCCAGATACTGTAGAATTTGCTACTCATTTCAAACAAGTTGTTGAAGGACAGAAGCCATATGATTGGTTTCAAGCCAAATTCGTTGAATTTGTCGTACCTGTTGAAGACTAATACTTCTGCGGTGACAGCCAAGGCCTTTGACTGGCGCCCATTCGAACTGGCGGTTTATCATTCACATAAGATAGCGCTACTCGCAAATTCTTGAGTTCGAACTTATGTCGAAGAACGAAACGATAAAGATAAGCATAAACGTGCGCGTTTTCAGTGGCTTCGCGTATGACTTCCAAAACGTCGGGATTTCGTTCCATTATCTCCGTCACGTCGACCACCGAATCCATTAAAAATTCGCCAGCAGCACCTTTCGCCATTCCATCGTAAATTACCGCACAGGTCAGCTCCAGGAGATTGACCAAATGGATTACGTCGTCATTCCACTTTACAGCGTCATTGTTTCTTTGATGATCTCCAAGACGCTCCATGCAATCTCTTAATTCAACACTCTGAGATGCAAGAGCGGCATGGGCACTGGCAATTCTTGATAGTCTTATTTGATAGCCGATAACAAAAAATCCAACAATGGTCACACACGCGGCGATAGCTTCGATGTTTTTGCTATCCAGCCATTCAATCATTTCTTGCTGTTAGCCGAGGCTGTAGGTTGGACCGTTGGCTGCGGTGCTGGTTCAGGAGCGGTGAGTTTGGGCGCCAGCGCGGCGAAGGACTGCCCCTTCTCAATATACTGGCCGGGCCTGGTGAGCTTGCCCTCGAGCGATTTCGCCGATAGTGAGTCACCAATAAACACTCGTGTAGTTGTGGGTTTGTTACTCTTTTCATCACTCATTGTTCCGCCTCCTGTTTTAACTATGAAAGATAAATGGGACAGATACCGGCAACCTTCAACTAGGTGATTCAACTTTTGTGCCAAACTCAAATATAGGAGTAGATTTTAAGCTGTTGTAATCTTGCTCGTTGGCCCAAATTCGCCATTTGACAACAGGGGATCCTTCACTGTCTGCCTTAGACGAGAACTTCATGGTTTCCAAATCGAGCCAGTTTGGTCTACCTACACCGCGTCCGTCCGATAGCTGCAATATCTTGCCGTTATGGCCTAGCGTGATCGTGCCATCTGCATGAGCCGCATAGTTTCCTGGCCATGTCTCGTCCGAATCTAGGAGCTCAATAACATAGTCGGTACCGAAGCTTAGGATTGTGTCTGACGTAAAAAATGTGGAGTGGATCGGCAACGAGGACTGTCCGGTCTCTCGAAGTGCTGCCACACTCAATCGCCCCTCCGCATTTGATAGCACAAATCCCAAACCCCATCCTCTGGCGGTTTGATATTTGATTAGCTCACCAGTCTTAATCTCAGCTTCTCTTTTCACCACAAAATTGGAATGAATTGTCATCACCTTCCCCTTCACAAACCACTGATTAATCTTCTTGTTTTTTCACATCCAAACCCTCACACCGCAACTGCGATTCACCAGCCAGATAGCGCTTCGGGAGTGAGGTCTGGCTAGTCGCCGGGCTATCTCTCTAATCTACCCAGGACGGCACCAAAACCGAGCGAAAGAACTCCAAAGCCGAAAGCCGTTGTCGCTAATATCTCGTGAATCGCAGATTTGGAGCCAATAGCCACAAATATGGCCGCCACGATCTGCAGGATGCCCAGCACGTATATAAATTGTTTCATATCCCCTCCCGTTGTTCAAGCAAGCTTGCACGGCATTGGGAGGAACGCAATTGCAATTGTAGCGGGAGTTTGTTTGAGTAAAAACTGAATAACCAGCATATTCATATGAGGGAACTGTGATGCGGTTAACTATTTTTACAATTGCCGCCCTGATGTTTGCAAATCCGGCGTCCGCTGAGGTCTACAGATGCATTTATACTGGTGGGTATCCCTATGACGGTCACGGTAAGAGTGGAACCCCGTTTATCCTTGCTGTCTCTAACACTGATATAACCTACGTAAACCAAGATGGATTTAGTTTTACATTTCGCACCTGCAATCGAACTGCTAGCTTATTCCTCTGCGATGCATATCAATCGAAGAAGAAACACATTTTCGACTACGACACAAAGACCTTTACGCAAATAAACCAGTCATCTGATTCTGAATCCTTCTATCAATGCAGGTCATTTGAAATCAGATAGATCAGAAGGTTAATTGCTGTCGCGACCATCTGAGAGTCTGGTGGTCGACAACAACAATCACCTACGCAAGTCCTTCAGAAGATCACCTATCATGCCGATTGAAGTGTGTGTGAACTTCGCAGTGAATTCAAAGTCACCCTCCCATTTATAGGGATGGGGAGGGGTTTTCGCCGCAGGAAAATTATAGTGTCTTTCCGTATCGCCTATACTTATCTCAATCTTTGCGCTCGGCTTTGGGCCATACATGAGGACGTTGATATAAAATTCACGATCATAAACATAATCCGGTGACGCTTCTAGCATTGCTGCAATTGCATCACCAAACGTTCCTCCACGCTTGTCTTCCTCCCACATGTAATCGCCATCTAGCTTTAAGGGCGCATAGGCATTAACGACCAGTGCGCTGTCTTTGACGTTGCGGGAAGCAGTAACGGCGATGAGCAGGTTTGCCGCATCTTGGTATGTGACGGACGACTTTCCTCTGCCGCGCTGTCCTTCTGTTCGCAATCCGGTAGCCATTAAGTTCCGATCGTGCTGGACAACTGTGTTTTCGGGAATCCCCGTTGCTTCAGAAACTTTGCTTACCAATTCTTTAGGTGTGGCCATGTGGTTCTCCTCGTGTGGTGTCGAAAAGTGCTCAATATGTCTATTTTACGTATTATGCAAAATAAATATTGCATATGTTCTATTTTACGTTATATAGAAAATATAAGCCAACGAAGGAGCACACCTAAATGATAACCCATCCGACCAGATTGCAAAACATGTCCGGCCTTCTCACGAAGATTCTGGATGCACAATACCACTCTTACATGCCGGATGACGCCATGGATAACCTGCGCGATGCCGTCTTGTCAGTAGTGGATTCCATTGTTGAGGACGATGCAGACAGTAAGGAAGACCGGCAGGCAAAGCTCGACGCTATTATAACCCTCACTGCACGCAATCAGGAAAGCGCACATACCCGCGAAATCACTCGTATCGTCGGCAGTTTGGATCGAGCGGCCGCATAAATAATCGCCCACGTAGCGGCACGCGTTTCTACCGCGCACACCGTAAAGGATGGAAGATGCACGTTCGAATCGTGCCGTGGGCTCCAACTTGCATTTTCGATATCTACCACCCGTAATAAGAAAAGTTGACACACCCATCTGAGTCACTTTGTAATTATAAGCACACCAAAAAAGATGGGCCTAGGCTAGCAGGGCAACCAGTTCGACATCGAAACCCAATGGTGAGCCGTCGCCCTGCGACTTACCAACCGTGGCCAGCGGAATGATACCGCGCGTCTATAAGAGGAGAACTAAGAATGAGGCATCAGCCCGCACAGAATGAAGTTACGCCATCCGACTCGCTCTTGAGCATGATCCGGGCAATGGCGCGTCGACAGGCCCGCCTAGATGCACGTATACCGGAGGCTGTAAACGATAACAGGCGATCGCATTGAAACGTGCTGCCATCTATGCGCGATTCTCTACTGACCTCCAGAATGACAAGTCAGTAGACGACCAAATAACGCTGTGCTCGGAGTATGCT